TCAAGGCTGTGCCGATATGGACAGCGAAGTAAAAAGCTCCGGCTCCGGCTACGGCGACGGCTCCGGCTACGGCTCCGGCTACGGCGCCGGCTACGGCTACGGCGACGGCTACGGCTACGGCTACGGCTACGGCTACGGCTACGGCTCCGGCTACGGCGACGGCTACGGCTCCGGCGACGGCTACGGCTACGGCGACGGCTCCGGCTACGGCGACGGCTCCGGCGACGGCTCCGGCGACGGCTACGGCGACGGCTACGGCGACGGCTCCGGCGACGGCTCCGGCGACGGCTCCGGCGACGGCTAATCCTTCAACCTAATTTCGCGCGCGGCCTAGCGGCCGCGCGCTTCACAAAGAGGAACCACCGCAATGGCAATGACCGAAGACGAACATCTCGCCGTGTGCTTCATGCTGGACTTCCTGACGGACCGGCTTACCGAGGTGCATTGTCCATCGCGGGTGGCGATCGTGGCGATGAAGGTCTTTATTTGGGTATCGGAACAGGCTAAGCAGGAAGTTCCAAAAGAGCTGCTGGGGCCCGAGGATGCGATGCGCCGGAGGATGGAGCAATTCTGGGCTGAGACCCCCAGCAATTTCGGGCAGATGGGTCACTCATGAGGCTACTGGAGGTCCTGTTCGGCTGCCGGCACAAAAACACGGCATTCCCGATCACGCGGCGGGTCCGCGGCCGGCTTTTACCCACATACCAGGTCTGCCTGGATTGCGGCCGGGAAATTCCTTATGACTGGGCGCGGATGCAGACAGTCCAGACGTCAGGACGCAAGGCGGTGAAGCAGGGAAAGATTGAAGCGAGGCTGGAGGGATAAGAAATGGCGTGGTGCATTGAATGCTGGATGCAGAATCAGAAAACGATCACGGCCACCAGAAAGTTGGACGAAGAGGACCTGTGCGACCTCCATTACCGGCAGGCATTGGGTACAGGCCTGCCCGCCACGACAAAGAACAGTGCGCCGCCGGCCGTCGAACCGACTAAGCAAGCGCCACGGGGCCCGGCGCAACCTGAAGCTGACAAAGAGAACATTACAGCGCCGCCAGCGGCGGCAAAGGAGAGAGAGACGATGCCACCAAGACTATGCGCATGCGGATGCGGCGAAGCTACCAAATCAAATGCCTCGCCTTACGTGAAAGGCCACAACCCCAACACGAAAAATAAAGCAGCGGCCGCGGGCAATGGCAAAGAAAAGAAGCCGCGGAAAATTCGGGGGGGGCAGACTTCGAACGGGAGCGAAGCGACGGTTACGGTTCCGCTTCATGCCTCGCACCTGGACGCGCTCTGGGCGCGGCTGTCATTGCGGGAGAAGGCCGACAAGCTGTTTCCTGCTGAATAGACGCCATGGCTGTTTACGTCGATGACATGGACGCCGATTTTGGCCGGATGAAGATGTGCCACATGATCGCCGATTCAACCGACGAGCTGCTGAGCATGGCGGACCGGATTGGCGTGCGTCGGAAGTGGATCCAGAAGCCAGGCACATATCAAGAGCACTTTGATATCTGCCTGGCCAAAAAGAAGCTGGCGATTGCCGCCGGCGCGATCGCAGTTACACAGCTTGAATTAGGGCGCATGTCGCTACGACGCGCCCGAGAATGGAGAGAAAAGCACTCATGAGCACAAGTGTTACTACCCCGGAAACATCCGCTCCGCCTCCTCCGGCCATTGTCCCGGTCGCCGCAGTGCGGGAGATCCTGTTGGACCAGATCGATCCATCGCCCTGGAACCGCAAACGATTCAATCAAACGCAACTTGAGGAGTTGGCCGCCAGCATCGTGGAGACCAAAGGCGTAGTCCAGCCGATCGTGTTGCGCCCTTGTCCGGAGTTGGTACTACGCAAGAGCCTGGTGGGGGAGCAGTACTACATCGACGTGAAAGGCATGAAGACCGGAGCCGAGGCCTATAAGAACCGCCAAGCCGCCGAAGCCGCCCTGGTGACATTGCAAAGGTATCAAATTGCGGCCGGAGAGAGGCGCTGGAAGGCCTCAAAGATCGCGCGGGAGAAGCTGGGGTTCCAGCGCGACACAATTACCGCGAGCGTCCGGACGCTGACCGATGCGCAGGCGATCAAGCTCACTCTGATAGAGAACGCCCAGCGCGAGGATGTGCCGGTATTGGAGCTGTGCCGGACCTACAAATTCCTGTTGGAGCAGAAGCAGGAAGACGGCAGCCCTTATACCCGCGAGTTTATTGCGAATGAAGTGGATAAGTCTTATTCGCTGGTGTGCGCGATCCTGAACGCGGACAAGGCCATCCCGGAAGTACAGAAAGCGGCCGCGGAAGGAAAGATCGGGGACAGCCTGGTCCTGGAGATCGCGAAGTATACGCCGGCGCAGCAGATGGATATCTTCCTGGAATGCTTTGACAACCATGGTGGTCTTAAATCGATTGAGAAGGATAAAGATGCAGAGGCGACGATGAGCGTACGTCAATTACGGGCCTGGATCGCCGAGAACATCCACATTGAATTGAGGAATGCGCCGTTCGACACCAAAGACGAATTTCTGCTGAAGGGCGTCCCCTCATGCGTGAAGTGTCCCAAGCGGACAGGGAGCAATCCGGGGTTATTTGCCGATGCCGCGGAGATGAAGAAAGGGGATATCTGCACGGATTCCGGGTGCTATGAGGCCAAGAAGCAGGCTTTTGTGCAGATCCGGATCGCCGAGGAGCAAAGGAAGCCATTGCATGGAGCACCTTCGCCGGCAGCCGGGCCCGCCGCGGCGACGGTCCACGTTCCAGCTAAGACTGCCGCAGGCGTGAAACCGCTGGGCGCGGCATTCAGCCAGTCGGCCGCGCTGGCAGGAACCGGGGCAACAGGGAAGAAAGCAGAGGCATTGCATGCAGCGCCGGCGGCGCCGGTGATCGAGATCCAGAAGATCAGCACGGAGTCCACCTACAGCTTTGGATATCGCGGAAAGCAGAAACAGAAAGGCGTTCTCTACGATCAAGATTACAACCTGGCTAAACCTGGTTGCAAAAAAGAGAAGAAGGCCATATGGGTTGACGGGCCGAAGATCGGGCAAACGGTCTTTATTTGTGACGTCAAGAGCTGCACAAATCATGGTTACAGTTCGAGCCATAGCTCTGGCGGGGGATCAAGCCATCCTCCAGTAACTTACGAACGCAAGCTGCAAATATGGAATAGCCGTGTGCAGCTGGTATACCGCGATAGCCTGGCCAAGGGCATTGTGGCGGCAAAGCCGCGGGAATGGCGCGAGCAGGAAGCGCAGATTGTCTGTGATTATGTGCTCAAAAAGATGGACTACCGCGATGGCAGGAAGATTTGCCGGGCTTTTGGCCTCAAGGAACCAACGGGAATGTTTGGTTCCAATACCAGCCTGGATAAGTTTGCCAAGAGTCTGAAAGGAGATGATCTGCTGCGCTTCATCCTGATTTGCTGCATGGAACGTGAACTCGGGTTGGAAGACCAGTATTACGGGGACGCACTCAAAGCCGGGGACCCACTGGCGATCGTGGCCAGCGATTACAAGGTGGACCAGCCGAAATTTCTCAGTGATGCCAAGGCAGCGCTTGAGAAGAAGCGGCCGAAGAGCAAGGCAGAGAAAGAGGCCGCGCTTAAAGCCAAGGAATCAGCGCCGCGGGCAGTCACAGCTCCGCCATTGAAGAAGGCAGCGAAGAAAACGAAGGCAGGCAAGACAGCAAAAAAGAAGTAGCAGCGCACGACCCCCTAAGGACCCATGGCCGAAAAGCGCAAACTACCTCCAGGAGTGTCAGAAGCTTTCCGTGAGCTGATGGAAGACCCCATCAGCTTTTTCCCGGCGCTGGCCCGCTTATGCGGCAGCGCTGCCGCCGGCCTGATGCTGAGCCAGGCAATTTATTGGAGCGGCAACAAGGATGTAATCGCCCGCGGCGGCTGGTTTTGGAAGACATCTGCCGAGTGGGAAAAGGAAACGTGTCTGTCATCCAGGGAGCAGCGGACGGCCCGCGAAATGATCGATAAGCTTGGCTTCTGGCAGGTGAAAAAGCACAAAATCAACGGGGCGCCGACGCTCCATTTCCGGGTGAATTTCGACGTGATGATCGGGGCGCATATTGACAAATGCAGGGCGAAAATGGAAAGTGCGGAAACGACAAATCAGGCTACGAATGGAAAGTGCGGAAACGACAAATCTATAGAAAATGACGAAACGGCAAATCAGGCCCCGGATTTGTCGAAAAAGGAAAATGACGAAACGGCAAATCTATATATACAGAGACTACCTTCAGAGACTACCAGAGATTACACAGAGAACACCGGCAGCTCGCCTTCCACTTCCGGCAACGGGCATAAACCAATTGGCTACCTGGCTACGCTCGAAGCCATAAAACAATCCACCGCGAAGCAGCACGATCTTTACCAGCCGGAGCGTCTGCTGCTGCAACCGGACAGCACTGAAGAATTCAACTCGATTGAAGTGGCGATCGCCATCTGTGGCGAGTTGTGCCTGGTGGGCGACAAAAGCCGTCTGCTGCTGGATAAAGCCCTGGTGGCCTATCGGGTGCGGAACCAGGGCAAGAGCTGGAAGGCCTGCGGCGAGGACCTGCTGGGACTGTGGCGGGAATACCAGGAGCTAATGAAAGGCCGGGAATTCAAGCTGGGATTTAAGAGCTTTTTTGAGGATGGCTGGTACATGCGGAAAGCTGAATGGCCCTGGGACAAACAAGGGCAGAGCGGAACCGACGAACACGGCGGGCATTTTGAAGGCGACGTGTATGTGACCAGCGATGGTAAGCGCCTGCCGGGATATGTGCCGCCGCCGGCGTCGAGGAGGCAGAGCCAGTGAACGCTCCTGACGTCGAGAAACCCGATCCGCTGCAGCGCATCCTTTGCGCGGCATGGAAGAACCAGTTGCGGCGCAGCCGGAGGGAAGAGTGGGAAGCCGGTAAGCAGCCGGAATGCCGGGAACATCCTGGCGTGAAGGTGGACCGCTTCCACTGGATCACCAGCGGCCGGTTGCTATGCCGCGATTGCATCAAGACGCGAGAAAAATACGGCCGGCAACTGGCAGCGCATTGCAAACGGCTGATGGAGACGGCGCGATGAGCAAAATTGAGGTCCTGGCAGACCGCGGATTGCCGGCCAATCCGGATGCCGAACGCGCCATTTTGGGAGCGATCCTGCTGGATAATTCGATTTACTTCCAAGCGGCGGAGCGGCTGCAGGCCGATCACTTCTCGCTGGATTCCCATCGCCGGATTTACCTGCGCATGTCCGAGCTGTCTGAGATGGGCAAGCCGATCGATTACGTGACGTTGCCGGACATCCTGCGGCAACACAAAGAACTTGAGGCTGTGGGCGGAGACGCATATGTAACCGACCAGCTCACGCGAGGGATGCCGCGCATCAAGAATATTTCCCAGTACATAAAAATCGTAAGGGACAAAGCGTCGCTGCGCGGGCTGATTCACAGCTGCAATCGGAACATGGCGGCGGCCTATGACCAGGAGGAAAGCGCGCAGTCGATGGTGGCCCGGGCGCTCGATGACCTCTTGCAGTTGCAATCGGGAGGCACGGACGAACCAAAGCACGTTGCCGAATTCAGTGAACAGGTAACGGAGAAGCTGAAACTGGCATGGAGCGATCCGGGAGGCATCAATCGCTACAGCCTGGTGATTCCGGGAATCAACGACAAAACCGGTGGAATGCTGCCGGAGGAGTATGGCTGCATCATGGGGCGCACGGGCGATGGCAAGACCGGCTACGCCTGCCAGATTGCGCTGGAGAACGGGCTGAAAGGCAAGCCGGTGCTGATCTTTCCCCTGGAGCTGTCAAAGGAAGTGATGTACCGCCGGCTGTTGTGCGTGCTGAGCCGGGTGACCAACCGCGTGCTGATCAAGCATACCTTTGAGCCGACGCCGAAAGAGCTGGAACGGATTGCCGTGGCCAAGCAGACGCTGGACCGGCTGCCGATCTACTTTGACGATTCCCGCGAGCTTACCGGAGCGCAAATGGTGGCGAAGGTGCGCATGTGGAAGCGCCGCCACTGCGAAAAAGACGACGACGGGCTGGTGATTGTGGACTACCTGCAGAAGGTGCTCTCCAAATACCGGGAGCAGCGCGACAAGATGACCGACATTTCAGAAAACGCGCGGCGGGTGGCGAAGGATGAAAGGCTGCGCATGCTGGGGCTCTCGCAGATGGGGCGGCCTGAGCGGAAGAACATGAACACCAGGCCAACAAAGTTCGACCCCAAAGAATCGGGCTCGATCGAGAACGACGTGCATCTTTTGATTTCGGCGTTTCGCCCGGTGGACGAGCACAACATGCCCACCGGCGCCGACGAGCTGATTATCTGCAAACAGCGCGACGGAGAGAGCGCGATCGAGGAAGTGGAATACCGGGGGGATATCTATTCGTTTTTTTCGCGCAGTGCGGCTCTGGCCGCCAGAGCGGGAAATTGAGCGGAGGGGAGAGATAGCAATGAGAAGTCCTTACATGGACATTTTGGAAGCAGCCTCGGCGGAGCCGAAAGAGTTCATCCTGCCGAGCCGATATGAAGCCGGGGTAGCGGCGACGTGCGTGCGGAGCCTGGGACAGAGCCACGGCGTAGAGCACCTGCAGATCCGGCTGCTGGGCGCGGTGCTGTTTGTCTGGATCGGGCGGGCGCGGAAGATTAACTTCACGCCGCCGAGCCTGCCGCGGATTGGAGTGAAGTGGAGAGGGCGCGGACGCCCGCTGAAGAAGCCGGTTACAAACGTCAGGAATGACGCGCCGGGAGAGGCGTTGGGAGCGTAGACGCGCATATGGGTAAACACTTCACGCGGAACACGGTATCGGCCTCGAAGTGGTGCAACGTGTGTAAGGCATTTACCCAGCACAAGTGCGAGAACCGCAAGCTCACCTATTGCATCCCGTGTTTCGAGGGGCAGCAGAAAGAGCACAAAGAAAAGCCGGCAGAAGCGCCGCCGGTGCTGCAGAGGGAGTTGAAATTCTGACTATGCGCGTTATTTCACTATGGCAGCCATGGGCGGAATTGATTGCGCGCGGGCTCAAGACCTGGGAAACGCGGTCCTGGCCGGTGAAGCAATTCGGGGAAGTGGCGATCCATGCGGCGAAGCGGAAATTCCGGGATGAAGACATGACGCGGGAAGCGCGGATGCAACTGCTAATGGACGACGTTGACCCGTACTGGCTGAAATATGGCGCAGTGTTATGCGTATGCGACATCGTGGCTTGCGTTCAAGCAGAGACGGGGCGCAATCACATTTCCGAGCGAGACCGGCTTTACGGGGATTGGAGCGATGAGCGCTTTGGCTGGCGGCTGGAGAATGTACGGCGCCTTCCGGAGCCGCTCGCGCTGAAAGGCCATCAGGGATTCTTCTACTGGCCGGAAGGAAAGCGGATCTTGGAAGGGGCATTCTAGTGAAGCCGACGGACGAAGAAGTTTACCAGGACTACCTGAAGATGTGCCGGACGCTAAAGGCGAAGCCGGCGAGCTTTGAGGCGTGGAAGAAGATGAATGCCGGAATTAAGCCTTGGGTGAATGAGAGCTTTCAGGTGATCGAGAGCCGGAACCCCAGGCGGCGCGGGAAGATTGGGAATTGAGCATTTAACTGCAGAGGGCGCAATGGGGGGGGTAAAGAAAGTATGAATTTAGATGAAATCACAAAGCGTGATGCTTACCTGCAGACGCTTCCAATGGGGCCTAAACGCTGGAAGGCTGATGCTGAACTGACGCGACAAAAAATAGCTTGCAAGGAATATCTGCACAGCAGCCAGAAAATGTCATTTGTTGAATGGTTAGGGGCGCTGGGATCGGCGTCAAAAACTTATGACACGGTGTGGGCGAACGATCAAGTCCGGGCTGAATATTACGAAGGTCAACCGGAGGCATGGATTGATAGTTATGACCAGGGCCTCTCGCCAAAAGAAGCGATCGACAGCGATAGGGATTATTGGGAATAAAGCCGATGCCTCTGACGGTGCGTGCGCGACTGAAACCGGCTGACCATCTGCCAGAGTGGTTCATTTGTTGCGAGGCGGTATGGCGGGAAGTGGTGAAGCAGAAAGATAAGATCCTGCTTGTGTTGCCGGAGATGACATTTCTGGCGGAAGTGCAATGCGCAGGCTGCGGAAGTGTTAGGGATAACGTGCAGATGGTGAGGACCACCAATCCACGGATGGCGGTGGCGTTTGAAGCCTATGACCTGGACGAAGGAGTTGCAGCGTGAGTTTGACCGAGAAGCATATCCGGGTACGGGATTTCATCCTGGAGTACCAGAGGACTCACGGACGTAAACCTCTGTGGAAAGAGATCCGAGATGCGTTGGGCATTGGTTCAGACCGGACGCTTGGCAAATATCTCAGACGGCTGGAAAAAGACGGCGAACTGAAACTGGAATATACAGTCCCCAAAGCGAGGGCCCTTGGAGCGTAGAACTTCTTCGCGTTCCACGTGCAACATCGTCCATTTAAGCGCTTAAAACGACGTTTTAATGCGATACAAAGAACACATCCTGAGACATGATTTGAGGAATCTGACGCCGCGAAAGCGTCTGTATCGCATTTTGAAGGAAGAATTGAGCCGGCTCGGCTGGTGGAAGCCGAAAAAGAGAGGCCGGCACGCGAAGAAGCCGAAGTGAACACACTAGCGGCTGTGGTGTAAAGAAGATTTTCCCTTACGCTTGTAGGTGCAATGGCCCTACTCTTAATTCCGTAACTCCCTCTCCTGTTGTGGAAGCGGCCCCTTGGAAAAACCGCCAGGGGCCGCACGGTAGGGCGAAGCGATACCCTTGACGCATTCAAGGATTCCTTCCCGGACAATCGGGTAGGGCAACTTGTCTTTAAATTGTCAAATCGTTAAAAATGCCATCCATCGGCGTTCTCGAATACGACCAAAAAGAAACAGACCGCCCTTCCCGGCGAATTAAGCGCGCGGGAGGGCAAAGCCTTGTCCGGCAGCAGGTGGCGGAGTGGGTAATTGAGAACGTGCTGTTGCGCATGCTGGACGGAGCGCGGCCAGTGCGTCCGAGAATGGAAGCGCCGGAGCGGGATTGGCGCGAGAGTTTGATCCCGGCGTCTGGAGTGGTGAAGCTGCCGCCGAGCGAGCTGGGTGGGCTGAAGTTTATCGATCCGCAGACGAACCCGAACATGCCGAGGTTTGTGAAGATTTACCGGAGCGAGCGCTTGCGGTTGCTATATGAGTTGAGGGGCGGCGAGGCAGAGGTTTAAGTTCGACGGGAACGTCGAGAGACATTCCACCCACCAAAGAAGGCCAATGGCTGAGAGCGACCACGGAGTGCTTCCCGTTAGAGCTGGGTAAAACGGGACTTGATTCATCGGCGTACGACGGTGAATTGACTGGGGCAAGCCTGAACACAGCGACCAAGCCTAAGACAGCAGGCGCTCTCACATCGGAAGAACCGGCCAGGTAGTACCCCTGAGACTTCAGGCACTCAGGGGATCAATTTCAAAGGTTCCAGACATGAGCGCCGGCTTTATTGACGTCAAGAGCGCGTCTCCGCGAAAACGGAAAGAAAACGGAAAGAATCCGGGGCGCGGGCGGTCCGGGAACAGCACGGCCTACCACTTCAAGCCGGGGAATCCGGGCGGCGGCCGACCGAAGAAGACCGCCCTAGACGACGCGCTGAAGCAGTTGGCGGAAACCGACGTGGCCGAGGTCCTGGGGCCGAAGGGCAAAGTGGTAATCAGCGCGGATATGACCGTGGCGCAGGCAATGTCCCTTGGGGTATTCCAGCACGCCATGAAAGGCAATGCTCGGATGGCGCAGCTATTCGCCGAGCGGACGGGCGGGAAGCCGCGGCAGCAGATTGACCTGAACGTGGGCGCGACGCAGGACCTGGCGGAGCGGATGGAGCGCAGCTGGTCCCGGGCAAAAGGTGAAGAATGAAATGGCTCCTGTCGGTATGTCTGGCGGTGCTCATGAGTGAGCCGGTGACTGGGCAAGTGCTGGACCAGGTAGAAGCGGGCAAGCGTGAAGCTGAGATCCAGGCGCGGCTGATTGAGCAGGTAGCGGCCTTTCGGCATGACCCACTGGGCTTTGTGAAGTATGCCTATGACTGGGGGCATGGCGATCTGGAACTGATGAAAGGCCCGCGCGTATGGCAGGCCGACGTTCTGACGGAGATCGGCAAGCACCTGCAGAATCCGGAGACACGCCACCAGCCGCTGATGCTGGCGGTGGCGTCCGGCAAAGGCATTGGCAAGAGCACGCTGGTGGGGCAGATTAGCTGGTGGGGGCTGAGCACTTTCCCGGACACCAAGATCATCATTACGGCCAACACGGACACCCAGCTCCGCACTAAGACTTCACCGGAAATCAACAAGTGGTCGCGGCTGGCGATCAACTCGCACTGGTTCAATGTCTACACGACGATCGTTATCTCGAAAGACAAGAAGCATGAGCGGACGTGGCGCGCGGACCTGATCCCATGGAGCGTGGACAACACGGAAGCTTTCTCGGGGATGCACAACCTGGGGAAGCGGATCGTCGTCATCTTCGACGAAGCTAGCTCGATTGATGACCAGATCTGGAAAGTAATTGAAGGCGCCCTGACCGACGAGAACACGGAGATCCTGTGGCTGGCGTTTGGCAACCCCACGCGCAATACCGGCCGGTTCCGGGAATGCTTTGGCAGCTTCAAGCATCGCTGGATCACGCGGCAGATCGATTCGCGCAAAGTGGAGGGCGTGAACCAGGACCAGATCAAGAAGTGGGAAGAAGATTACGGCGAAGACAGCGACCACTTCCGCATTCTGGTACGCGGTGAGTTTCCGCGGGCGGGGTTCAATCAGCTTATTCCGAGCGACGCCGTGGCGGCGTGCCGCAAGTACAAAGCGCAGGGCTACCAGGCGCTGCCGAAGGTCCTGGCCTGCGATGTGGCGCGGTATGGTGACGACAAGACCACGCTCTATTTACGGCAAGGGCGGCATTCTAGACGTCTGGGACGCTGGCGCGGGTTGAGCACCGCGGAAACGACGGCGCACGTGATTGCGGCCATCCGGGAGCACAATCCAGACGCGGTCGTGGTGGACTCAGACGGCATTGGCGCCACAGTCTACGACCAGTTGGAGTTCCAGGGATACAAGCGCCTGCTCTATGAGTTCCATGGCGGCAAGCCGGCATTTGACTTCAATAAGTATTTCAACCGGCGCGCGGAAGTCTGGGGCCTGATGCGGGACGCGCTGATTGCCGGCATGGAAATCCCGAATGATCCCGAACTGGCGCAGGACCTAGTAAGCCCGCAATACGGCTATTCGCCCAAGAACCAGATCCAACTGGAGAAGAAAGACGACATGAAGGCGCGTGGGCTGAATTCTCCGGACGACGGCGATGCACTGGCGATGACGTTTGCGGTGAATCTGCTGGCGAAGCCGGAACCGCCGCCGGCTGCACCGAGGGGACGCGGATTTCAGTGGGGATGAGTATGGCGAAGATCACGTCGGCACGACGCAACGCATTACCGAGCAGCAAGTTTGGCCTGCCACAAGAGCGCAAATATCCCCTGGATACGAGGGGCCGCGCCGCAAACGCAAAAGGCAGAGCCACGCAGCAGGTGAAGGCCGGACGTCTCTCCCCGGCCTCCGCTGCGCGGATCCGGGCGAAGGCAAACAAGATTCTGGGAAAGGGGTGAGGCGATGGCAGGAAACCCATATCAATCCGGGAAGCTGACCAAAGAGGTCAGCGCGGAATTTGCCCAGAAGAAGATGGGCAAACCCAAGCTACGCTCGATTGAAGTGGAGCGCGCGACAAATGGCGGCTTTATCGCCACGCATAGGTTTGCCAATAGCAGCGGCCCGTATCGTGAGCCGGAGAACGCAACTTTTGGCGCGGACGAAGGCGCGAAGCTGGTCACCCACCTGGCGAAGCATCTCGGGATCAAAGGCAAGGCGGAAGCGGAATGAACGACGAAGAGCGCCGTAAACTCGAAACCAATCTGATCCGCTCGGGGTTCAAGGGCATCAATGATCCGGAATTGATCCCGGAGTTGGCGAAGCTTATCCCAAACCATGAAGTGTTGCGAGCGCTACTGAATGAGTGCTCACGCCTGGAGCGTGGTGCGATGCTCCAGGCCATCGCGCCGTATCTGTCCTTTAAGGCTGAGTCGGTCGAGTGGTATGAGAACCGGTCGGCAGAAAAGTTTGCGCAACATGAAGAGAGCCGGCGCCGGATAATTGTGGGCGACAGGCAGTTTGATGAAGTCTGCAAGGAGCTGGCGACGCATATTGTGGTCGCGCTGAAATGCTCGAAGTGTCCAGCCGTCAAGAATTATGCCGGCACGTCGCCGCTGGGGGCGGTGATTCTGGCCAGGCAGGACGGCTGGGTAAGAGAGCGGGGGACGAACAAAGAAGTCTGCCCCAAGTGCGAATGCATGGACCGCACGAAGCGGAGGAAATGTCCGGGATGCGGGCGGCGGCACTTTGCGCCCGATTGCCGAGTGCTTGGCAAGGTTGAGCCGGGAGCGCCGCTGGTGGGCGGAGCGCAAGAGCCGGTGACGAGGTTGAACTGATGCCTAAATTCCTGGAAAACATCCTGAAGAAAGAAGCCGCGGCTAAAGGCAAGAAAGGCCGCGCCGCTGATCGGTACGTTTACGGCGCGATGAACAATATGGGAACGATGCACGGTAATCAGGAAACCGCCAAGGGCGTGAAGATGGAAGAAAAGCACAAAGCCGATTCCCATCTAGTAAAACAGCACGCCGACATGAAGAAGTATAAGGGTAAGTCGACGACTTACGACTTTAACCGCCCCAAGCGCCAGGTTGTGACCCGCTATACCCGCTAATGACACCTAAAAAGAAATCAGCGGGCAAGCCCGTGCCGGGATTCGTGATGCCGAAGGAAGGGCTGGACCTCTCTGACGTGCAGAAGCGGAAGCCGACGGCGGCGGAGTCGGCGGAAGAGTCGTTGGTCAAGGAGATCCGGGACGATTACAAGCACTTCAAGGATTACTGGCGTGAGAACCGCGCGGAGATGGAAACAGACATGCGCTTCGCCGGCGGGGACGCCTTCTCTCCGGACGAACACGCATTCCGCGAAGGGCTGAACCGGCCATGCGAGACGCCTGACGAGTTGAGCCAGTATGTCAAACAGACGAATAACAACCTCCGGCAGAATAAGCGCGATTGCAAGATCAGCCCATCGAGCGAGGACGCGAATGGAGAGGATGCCGAGAAGCGCGAAGCGATCCTTCGCGGGTTGAACCACCGCGGCAACTTCCAGGCGGCATTTCAAGCGGCCTTTGAATGCTGTGTATGGAGTGGGATGGGAGTATTTGGAATATCACTCCGCAGGGGTAAAGACAGACACATTGAGCCTAAGCCGCGGCGGATCCCAAACCAGTTCTCTTTTTTACTCGATCCCTACTGTAAGGAAGCCGACTATTCCGACCAGAAAAATTTCTTCCTCATCGATGTGATCCGTAGGAACGATTTTGCGCGTGAATATCCCAAAGCAAAGAAGCGGAGCTTCAGCCCGGACGACGCGAAGCTGGCTCCAGATTGGGTGCTGGGAGATGAAATCGTTACGGCCGAGGCATGGCGCGTGGCTGGCGAACTTGATATCGCTTACGACAGCAAGACCAAAGAAGGCGAGGTAATCCAGTACATCACAAATGGGCTGGAAATACTGGATAAGATCAAGTGGGCGGGAAGCTGGATCCCATTCATGCCCATTCTGGGCGAGGAGATTTATGTCACAGAGGGCGGGCGGCAAAAGCGTAAATATCTCTCGTTAATCCGCCGGGCCAGGACGCCACAGAAAATGCTGGCCTTTATCGCGTCGCAAGAGTTGGAGGAGTTTGGCCAAGCCCCGCGGGCGCCGTTTATTGGATACCGCGGGCAGTTTACCAGTCCGGATTGGGCGACGATCAATACGAACCCCAAACCATACATTGAAGTGGAGGCGATGCCGGACCCGCTGCAACCGGAGAAAGTTCTGCCCCTGCCCAGCCGGCCGCAATATGTTCCCAACGCAGCCGCTTATGAAATGGCCCGCGAAGCATGGCGGCGCGGAGTGCAATCGGCTATTGGCGTCATGCCGCTACCTTCCGCGGCCCAGCGGCAGAATGAAAAGAGCGGCGTGGCGCTGGAGAAGATTCAGAACCAGGAGGCCATCGGAAGCTACCACTTTACCGACAATGCGGATCGCGCCCTGGTGAACTACGGCCGGCAGATGAATGAGTTGATCCACAAAGGCATGACGGCGGGCCGCCATGTTGGAGTGAAAAACAAGGACGACTCCGACGGACTACTGTATCTGGCGACCTCCGATAAGCCCGCTCCGGACGGCACGGACGATAAAAGCGTGCTCTATGCCGACAAAGGCGACTTCGATGTAACGTTGACTACGGGGCCGAACCAGGACAGCCAGCGCGACGCGGCCAGCAGCTTCGTGGATACATTGATCGCCAATCTCAAGGCCTTGCCAATTCCGCCGGCGGTGGCGACGAAGATACTGGCGATCGCGATCCGTCTGAAGAACGTAGGACCGAAGGGCGATGCGATTGCCGATCTGCTGGACCCGAAAGAAAACGATCCGATGGCGGCGGCCCAGAAAGCCATGGGCGAGCTACAACAACAGCAGCAGGCCATGGGCGAGCTACAGCAGGAATTACAGCAGTTGCGACTGGAAAAGCAAGGCAAGGTCATCGATAACCAGTTCAAGATCCAGCTGGAGCAGATCCGCGCGGCCAGCGACGAGAAGATGAACCAGTTGACCAACGACATCAAGGTCCTGACGGCGCTGATTACCGCGAAACGCAGCCAGGCCGACCAGGAAGCTGAGATGTATAAGACATTCTGGATCGAGAACCACCGCGCCGGCACGGCCGCCGCTACACAGGCGGCGGACCACGCGCACGAGCAGGGATTGGCCGATCAGCAACAGCAGGCCGGTAACAGCGCACCGCAAGGCGGCGCTCCGGCGGAGCAGGAGCAACCGGCCAGTTAAGTTCCAGACGTCAAGAGTTCACGCCTGCCCGACGTAAGGGCAAACCCCAACAAAAGGACACAACACATGTCTGACGTAAAAACCCAAGGCGCAGCCCCGTCTGCTGCGCAACAGCCAGTCAACCCATACGCCGCCGGCAAATTGACGCCGCAGATCAGCCGGCAGTTTCTCGCGCGGGCGCAAGGGGAGCCAGTAGAAGAACAGCCGCAAACGCAGGATCCGGCCCCTGCTGACACGTCGAAAGAGACGACTTCCGAGGATGACAAATCCAAAAGCGCAGCCGCCCCGGACTCGGCTAAGGAAACGCAGGACAAAGATAAAGGCTCAAGACGCAAGCCGTCTGCTGAAGAGCGCATTGCTGAGTTGATCGCCGAAGGCAAGGGTAAGGACGCGGAACTTATGCGCCTGAGAGCTGAGGTGGCTGGAAAGACGACGAAAGCGGATTCGTCAACCGCAAAGCCAGCCGATGCCAAGCCCGCGGCGGTTGTAGAGCTGAAAGCCCCGGTCAAGCCCAAGTTTGAGGACTTTGAGAACCTTGGGCCGGACAAGGCCTGGGAAGCATTCGAGGCAGCCAAAGACAAGTACTACGACGACTGCCGCGAATACGACCGCAAGAAGGCGATCGAGGACTTTAAACGGCAGTCCGCGGAAGAGGCGCACACCCAGCAGCTCAATAAGGAACTCGAAGCAGCGCGCGAACGCTATAAAGACTTTGACACGGCAGTCGCCCCGCTCTGGACCGAGATTGCGAGCGACAAAACCATTCACCCCATGGTGGCTGAGTTTGTCGGACGGTCCGCGGTCATGGTGGACGTGATGTACGCGATCGGCAGCGACGCGGCAACGATGAAGAAATTCCTCGATGCGGCCCGCACTGATCCGTTCACCGCGCTCCGGTACGCCATGAAGGCAGAAGAGCTGGTTATGGCGGAATTGGAGAAAGGCAAAACCAAGGCCGATTCCACGACCGCGGCGAAGGCCGATGACAAAGGCAAAAGCGAGCCTGAAGACAAGACAACTCCTGCTAACAAAAAAACCGAAGAGCCACAACCAACGCGCGAGGTCGGCAACCGGGGGACCGGGCCGAACGACGTGGCGGCGGATGAGGTTCGGCGCAGCCAGGGCAAGTTGACCAAAACACTGGACGACACCTGGAAGCGCAAAGCGGCTGAACGCATGGCGCGAGGATAATGCCCTGCTCCAAGCGACGTAGGCGGGAAAGGAACCGGCAGTGCCGAACAATTTTGCCCTACCCAATTGGGTAGCCCTGAAAATCCTGTGGTTCCTCAAGAACTCTCTTGAGGTGGCCGCGCAATTCAATACCGACTGGGAAGCTGAATTTACCAAGTCGTTCCCTGTGGGATCACAAGTGCAGATCCCCATTCCCCAGAGTTGGCTGGTTACGGACGGCCTGGGTTATCAGCCGCAAGGCATCAACCGCCTGGTGACCACGCTCAACCTGGACCAGATATTTGGCATTCACTTTGAGTGGGACTCCTACGAAAAACTTGTGGCCCTGGGACGCACGGAAGAAGAACTGGACGAAGCTTACTTCCTGCCCGCCGGCGCGCAACTGGCGCAGGAGGCAGACACCCGCGCCGCGAACTGGGCGACGCTCTACACGTCAAACGTGGTAGGAACGCTGGGCACGGACGCGACCACGCTTTCTCCTTACACCGCGGCAGAACGCCGGCTGTTTGAGAAGGCCTGCCCGGTGACGTTGAAGCGGCACATGTGCGTCTCGCCGTCACTGAGCGAGAGCTACATCAAGAACAATGTCACATCGCAATTCAACCCCAGCAAAGACGTTTCAGACATGTTCCGCAAGGGCGTGATCGGAACGATTGCCGGCTCGACGTTCTACCGCTCCAATTCGCTGTTCAAGCAGACGGCGGGCACGATCGCTTCCACGCTGGTAGTGACCGGAGCGAACCAGTCAGGCAATGCGCTGATCGTCACCGGATCGAACGGAGACACGATCAATGCGGGCGACAAGTTCTCGATCGCCAGCGTGAACGGGGTGAACCCGCGCACGCGCCGCGCCGGCTCGATGGGCCTGCAGCATTTCACCGTGGCACAGAATTACGTTCTGACAGGCGGCAACGACACCATCAACATCAATCCGCCAATTTACGGACCTGGCTCCCAGTACCAGAACGTGGATTCGCTGCCCACCAACGGCGCGGCAATCACCATGTGGCCTGGCACGGCTTCGCCCAACGGCAAGGCCGGGCTGGTCTCCCTGTTGCTTACCAAATATGCGTTCCTGATGGCCGGCGGGAAGTTCGACAACCCCAAGGCCGTTGAGAAAGCGGAGATGGCAGAGGACGATGAAACCGGGCTGAGTATCGCTTATGTCCGCGCGTGGGACCAGAAAGAGCGCAAGACCACCAGCCGTTACGACTGCTGCCTCGGGTTTGGTCTGGGATATCAGGACAACGGCGCCGTGGCCGTGGCCGGAGCTTAATTCCACCAGCAAGATCAACTTCAAACAGAAAGGACTTTGAGCAACATGAAACGACTTCACTCTCTTCTGATTGGGCTGGTCCTGTTGCTGGGAAGCATGCTCCCGGCGATGGGCCAGACCATCTTGACGAACACGACGCTTTCTGCGGCCGTGGGCGACTCGAAAACCACGCTGATTACTGTCGCTTCGGCGACGGGCATCAGCGCTTCGAGCGCCTCTGACAACACGAAAGCAACGTATTTGTATGTTGATCACGAGGCGATGCGAGTGACCTCGGTCAACTCAACCACTATCGGCGTGACACGCGGATATCTGCACACCGTGGCCGCGCCCCACGTCAACGCCGCGCCGGTGTTTGTGATTCCGGCATACCTGAGCACCTTCTTTTCGATCATCCCGAACGGCGCTTGCACGCGAGGCAATGAACTGGCCTTGCCACGCATTGAGCCTTTCTCGGGAACGGTGTCTGATTGCCTCGGCGGCCAGTGGGTGCAGGGCGACGCCATGCAGACCTCGCGCACACTGAACAGCCTGGCGCGTTTCCCGGATCCAGGAGCGACAGCACTGACCGCGCTGGAAACTGCCGGCACGGCCGCGGCTGCTTCGACGGAGATCTACTGCTCGGAAGTCAACCTTCCGTTCAGTATGCTCCTAACGGGCGCGGCGGTGCTGAATGGGACCACGGTGGGAACCAATAAGCACTTCCTGATTCTCTATGACACATCAGGCAACGTGCTTGCCAATACGGCGACGGCCGGCGTAACCACTTCCGGGGCCTCTACCTACCAGAAGATCAACTTCGTGAGCAAGTTTTACGCCGTAGGGCCAAGCAGGTATTTCGTCTGTGACGGCCTGAACGGGACCACGGACACGATCCGGCATGCCATTACGGCCGTCAATGACAACATCATTGGCGGCGCGGTGACGGGCCAGGTCTTTGGCACGGCCGCGAAGGTGACTTTGCCGACAACGTTCACCACGGCGAAGGCGCCGTACGTGGCGTTGTTCTAAACGTCAAGAGCAGGCGGGCCGGCTATGACTGGCCCGCTATCCCACCGCGAAAGGATTGTGCTGTATGCCTTCCATCATCGATGAAGAAGCAATGCAACAGAAGGGCAAAGGGAACCTGCCCTTTGACATGAACAAACCGCCCCTGAAGGCGATTCCGCATCAGGATTATCCAAAGATGCTTTACCGCTGGCCAAAAGATAAGACGCTGCATCCGACCAGCAAAACCGCCATCGCCAAAGACGCCGAGGAAGAGAAGGCACTGAAGGTGAAGGGCTGGCGCGATCAGCCGCACGTCCAGGAGCATCCGGAAGAAGCACCGGACGGCTTTGAAGCGGATGATGCGGTTGACGTGGCCGGCGGCGAACAGAGTAAGCCGGTTGAAGCGATGACCAAGGCTGAACTGCTTGCCCATGCTAAGGACGTCCACGGCCTCGAGCTCGATCCGGGGCTGAAGAAAGAACAGATAGTCCTGGCCATCACGGAAGCCGCTGGCAAAAAGGCCAACTAAATGCCGCCTCTCAATCTCACTGCCGCCAACAGCACGATCTCAGTCAAAGCCGGGGACCTGTGTGCCGCGGCCTTGCTGATGTTGGGGGCAGTGTCTTTGGGAGGGGCGGTCCAGGCGGATGACTCGCAATGGGGTCTGGAATGCCTGCAACGTCGCATCGACCTGGTGAACGCGCAAAAGCCGCTGATCTATGCGGTCAATTTCCAGGTGTTTCCCTGCCCGCCTAATGTTCAGCCGATCAGCATTGGACCCGCGGCGCCAGCAGGTCACTTTGTAGTGCCGGACCCGCCGGTGAGGATCGAGAGCGCGAATTGGATCCTGCCTGGAACGAACGGCAATGTAGACCTCCCGCCGATGCTCATCCTGGACGATCAGGAATGGGCGCAAGTATCGGTCAAGAACCTTTCCAGTTCGTTGCCCACGGCGCTTTATTATTCCCGCGGCGCACTGCTGGGAAGCGTCTATCTGCTGCCGATCCCGAACGTGGCCAACAACATCCGCCTGCAGCTGTGGAGCGGGCTTTCACAAGCTCTGGCGGGCGATACCGTGCTGGCGATGCCGCCGGCATATTGGTCGTACCTGATGTGTGCGGTCGCCGCGGACATGGCGCCGTCTTATGGACCGCGGGCCATTCAGGTAGTGGACTCCAATTCCTTCATGCTGCAATACCGCGAAGCCCGCAATGCGATCCAGGCGAACAACAGCGGCGCGCCGGCGCTCAAAAGCGATGCGCCATCGAGCAGTAAGGGCCGGGCGATCCCGGACTTCAATTTCCTGACGGGCCAGAGGAGCTGATTATGCTGAAGAGACTACTTTTTACAATCCTGCTGCTGGCGGGCTCCTGCCTGGCGCAGCTCCAGGGGCAGCCCCAGCCTACGACGGGCAACCTGACCGCGGCAAGCTCAAGCTGCCTGGCGGCCAATTGCTTGTCGATCCCGGTATTTTCCGATACCTCTACGGTCACCTTTCAGCTAAGCGGAACGTGGAGCGCCACGGCGCAGTTTGAATTCAGCGTGGACAATGGAACGACCTGGACCGCACTAGCGGTTGGCCCGATGCCGAACGGCCAGCAAGTCACCAGCGCGACGGGGAATGGAGTGTGGCAAGCGGACGCGGCCGGATTTACAAATGTCAGGATCCGCGTATCGGCGTTCAGCTCCGGAACCGTGGCAGCGCAGGTAAGCCTGGCTTATGGCATCAACGGGCAGACTCCAGGGCCGGTGGATCCGTGCGCATCGGCCGCGATTGACAAAAGCTCATTTCTGGTGGCCATCAGTTCATCCACAACAACGGTTGTCCAGGCCGGCAGCGCCGGCAAGAGAGTCTATGTCTGCGCATTCACCATTATCTGGACGTCTGGAACGACGCCTACTATCAAGTTTCAGGTGGGGACCGGCGGCACATGCGCATCGCCTACTGACAAGACCGGCGCGATGGCTCTGCCGGTGACCTCCGGCCAGGGATTGATTGTAGGAGCGGGTCATACACTCTTCAGCGGCGCGGCGGGGCAGGACATGTGCATTGTGAGCGCGGGAACGACGCCGACGGTGAACGGGTGGGTTACGTTTGTTCTGATGTAACTGGCGAAGCAGCAAGCCTGATGGTTTCGTCGATGATATGTAATAGCAGTTCGCGCTCAAGGACATCATACTTCGGCCACGATGGATTATATGTGCTACGCGGCCAGTTCTTAAGAATCTCATTCGCTATTTCATCAGGTTTCATAGGCACATTCTAGCATGCGTTTTGGTCTCTGCGGTCCTGGATACACGTCGCAATCGATCATCGCTGACTGCCAGCGGTTGGTGAACTGGCGTCTGGAGGCGATTGAGAGCCAGCAGGGTAAAAGCGCCTTCGCTCTCTATCCGGAGATGGGGCTGAAGCGCTTTGCCACGTTGCCGGATAAGCCGGTACGCGGCATCAAGGAGATCAATGGGCGCTGCTTTGCCGTGGGCGGGTCTGAGTTCTGCGAGATTGCGGCAAATGGAGCGGTAACGCCGATCGGCGCCGTGGCTAATGATGGCAAGCCGGCATCGCTTGCCGCCTGTGGAGATTCACTGTTGGGAGCGGCATCGCAAGTGCTGATCGCGGCGGGCGGGCGCGGGTTCGTTTACACGCTGGCTGGCGGTGGGGCGTTTCTTGCTGATCCCCCATTTCTGGTCACGCCGCGTATGGTTGGATTTATCAAGGGCTTTTTCGTATCGCTGCAGGATAACTCGAACAAGTTTCAATGCTCGGCGGCGCTCGATGCAACCACATGGGACCCAACGCAGAAAAGCGCCACATCAGACTTCCCCGACAACCTGGTTTCGATGATCGTGGACCATAACGAGGTCTGGCTGTGCGGGAACAAGCATGCGGAAGGCTGGTATTTTTCGGGCGATGTATTCCCGTTCGCTCCGATACCGCAGGCCTTCATGGAGATGGGAACCAACGCTGCATTCACACCGAAGAGGCTGGACAACTCCGTGCTGTGGTGGGGGCAGAATGAAGACGGCTTTGGCATGGCTTGGAGGGCCAACGCTTATACACCCCAGCGCATTTCCAACCATGCGATTGAAACCATGGTGCAAGGCTTCGGCGATATCTCCGGGGCGGTGAGTTACGGTTTGCAGGACAACGGACACGCGCTCTACAGGACATTGTTCCCCGCGGCCAATAACGGGCACGGCGCGATGCTGCAATATGACGTGGCAACGCAGGCCTGGTCTGAGCTGACCTTCTGGGACGCGGCGCACAACGCTGAGTTGGCCCACAAGTCGCAATGCCATGAGAACGCCTTTGGCAAGCACCTTGTGGGCGATCCTACGTCGGGGAACATCTATGAGATGTCCACGCCCAAGCCGAATCTAGCCGGCGGCTGGAATTTTGTCACCGATGACGGCAATCCGATCCGCAGAGTGCGGCGGGCTCCGGTGCTGGCGCTGGAAGATGAGCGCATGTATTTCGACCGCATGGTAATCGATCTGGAGGCCGGGCTGGGCCCAGTGCCGGCGCTGGTGGATGGAGGGGGCAATGCGCGGGCGCCGCGGATCATGTTGCGCTGGTCCGACGATGGCGGCAAGACCTGGAGCAATGAAGCGCAACTGGATTGCGGCCAGGCCGGTGAGTTTAAGACCAGGGTCTACAGGAACAAGCTGGGATCGACCCAGAAGGGCCGGGTGTTTGAGGTCAGCACGACGGACCCGATCCCCTGGCGCGTGATCGATGCCTATATTAATGACCCGGTGGACCGCCTGACGAACAAGTTGAGGGCGCAGGCGTAACAACTTCTATACAGATGTGCTGGCTTAGCTCAGATGCCTTTAAAACGGCGTTCAACGTAAGCGCCGACCGGAGAAAGAGCAGTGGGTTCGTAATCCAGTTTCCGCAAAAAGCAGACGCACCGGTTGGACGACTAGCCGACACAACGTGCCGAGAGACGGCAACTGACGGAGATCCCGTCGGTCTGTAAAAAGTCGCTCTAGTGATGCGGTGAAATAACCCGTGCTACTCAGAGCAGCAACCGTAAGGGCGGGCCAAATAGCCGAAGATTCTAAAGCCGAAGGCTGCCAGTCGCCGCGAAGGTCCTAGGACAATACCGGCGATTCCAGGGACATACCAAACAACCGGAAACTGAGGGCGCAGCGATCCGAGTTGGTCACCTGGCATGAAAAGCGGAGGAAACGCGGGTTGCTGCTCATCCTGCGGAAAGAGTTCAGCAATTAAGTCGCTGGAAGAAAAGAGGTCGCGGAGAATCGCCAGAGCCTAACCCGGTGCTGTGTCGCTAAGGGGCAAGTCAGGCTGCGCAGCATCGGGTTTTGAAACTTCCTTATGTCGAATCCTCTCCCACTCCGGCAGTTGCGCGGCCCCATCGTGGACGCCAAAGGCAATCCCACGCGGGACTTCATGCTGTGGCTGCGGGACCTGGAGCAGAAGACCGGGCCGGCGCTGAACGTCCAAGGGCAGGTGCAGGCGACTACCAAAGTTTCCGGACGTCAGGAGCAGATTGGCACGACGCTGCAAAATGTGGACGCAGCGGGAACAATTCTTGCGCCGGGCGTCGATTTTGCTAGAGCCTATGCGAACAAAAACACGGACAACATCGCCGACGGGACCGGCAGCCCGCTTAGCGGCGGCAAGAGAGGATTTCAGGCGCTTGATACGAACAATCGCCTACAAAACAGCTTCCGTGGCACTCCGGTCAACGTAAGCAATACGCCGACATCGAGCACGACGCTTTCCAATGACGGCGTAAGCCATGCCGTTGTGATTGCGTCGAGCACAAATCAATTTGCGCCAGGCGGCGTTGCCTACAATTCGGGTTCCGTCGATCCCGGAGTGTTCCAGAAGTCATATATCACCGCTCCGGACCCCACGTTCGCCGGCGGCGCGGTTTCGTATTCGGCCAGCACGACGCCGCAGAGTCAAACCTCGGCGGAAGGATCGATCAACTTCGGCACACTTACGACCTCTGCAGGCGTGGCAGGAACGGGCGGCGGCAACACAGGCGGGACGAAAGGCTCCGCGGGCGGCCGTGGGTATGTGCAGTAATGGCGCATTCAACCCAAGTCGTTGAAGTGTTGCAGATCGCGGACGGCATTGTCTCTGTCTGCATCTCCTGTTGCGGTCTGCATGGAGAGTGGAAGCCGTGTCCTGGATGCGGTGATAAGGAAGACGCTGAAAAGGGTTGCGAGCAGTGCCACAGAACAGCGTTAGAGCCGCACCCGCATGGCGGACAGTTTCCCGTGATGCGTCCTGGTTTTATCAAGGATGCGGACACGCGCTCCTGGAACACGTTTCACCTGGTAGCGCACGAAGAAGCCGGGCCACGGCTCCGATCGACTGACGAGTTGCAGGCCTTCATCGACGCGAACCATCAACGCATTGCGGCACAGCATGAAGCGGCTCAACAGTCGATCGCACATGCCGAGCGGTTGCGCGGCAGCAAAGTCGAACACCAATGATCTTCGAGCGGACCCAGGATTACCGGCTGGTGCGCCAGATCGTCATCCATCCGGCGATCTGGCAGCATGCGGCGGACGACTTCTCCTGCCCGGCGGAAGAATGGAAGCCGGCCGAGAGCGATGCCATCTGGTATGTGCTGGTGAAAGACGGGCCCGGACTGCTGGGGCTGTTCATGCTGGTCCCGGAAAATGCGATCTGCTGGAAGGTGCATACCTGCCTGCTGCCGCTGGCCTGGGGCAAGAAGGCGAAAGAAGCGGCGCGGCAGGGAATCGAGTGGGTGTGGAAGAACATGCCGGCCATGCGCCTGGTGACCGACGTGCCTGAATACAACCGCCAGGCATCGATCTTTGCGCGCTGGGCGGGCATGAAGCAATACGGGTTGAACCCACAGAGCTACATGAAGAACGGCCGCCTAATTGACGTAATTCTATTGGGAATATCTAAACCCATGCCCAGTAGCGAGAGCGATTATTCCTCACCTGCCAAATAGTGGCTCGGCTAACACCATAATGAATGGACAGCACTGTATCACTACTTACGGAACGCCTAATTTCCAGCACTTGCCCTGCGGTGAGTTTGACATTTCCATGGCGCGATCCACGCGCCTTGAGTCCTATCGCGGAAGCGTGGCGATGATTTTCTTCTTTCGTAAGATATTCGAGATTGTCAATACTATTGTCGGCCTTGTTGCCATTCTTGTGGTTTACGTCGAGATTGCCGCCGCCTCCACAAAAAGCAAGCATCACCAATCGGTGGACCATAAACTTACGGCTAATCGCGTTGCTGCTGAGCACTACCCTCTGATAGCCATGGCGAGTAATTTCTGGATGCAGCATCCTGCCTCTGAAGTTTCCGGTCAGCCTTTTAACTGTACCCAAGCTAGAAATTTCATAGTCAGCTTCATAGCCGGGAATTGGCTTCCATGTTTCCATATGAAGAATTTTACTATAAAGCCGGAGGCCGCATAGATGCCCGCAGCCATTCCATTAGCGCTGATCGGTTCCGCGGTGGGAGGAGTTGCCTCCGCCGCCATCGGATCGAGCGCGGCCAAGAGCGCCGCTAACGCGCAGGTAGACGCCGCCAACAACGCGGCCAACCTGCAACATCAGGACGCGCAAGCCGCGCTGGACTTCAACAAGCTCCAGTATGGCAATTCGCTGAACCTGATGGCCCCGTATTACAACACGGGGACGGCATCGCTCAATCGGCTGGGTTTCCTGATGGGACTCTCTCCGCAGACGGGATTGCCTGGGGGAGTGGTTAATCCGAACGCGCCGGCAACCTCGAGCCCGATATTTGCCGGAGGCGGCGGAACGTTCAACCGCTTCAACTTCATGCCGACGCTGCCAGGCGGATCGAACCCGATGGCCAGCGATCCCAATCTTGGCACGCTGCCGCCGAACGTCCGCGGCGGGACTCCGCAGCCGCTCCAGGATGGAACGGCCGGTGGCGGGGGCGGAGGATTCAGCGCGTCTTCAGGCTTTGTGCCGCGGAACGGCATGGCCTCAGTGCCTTTCCAGAATCCCGATGCTCACAGCTTTGACGCCGGCAATGGAGCGGTGCAGGCCAGCACGGGCGGCGCCGTCACGGCCGATGGCTCGCCGGGCATGGTCCCGAGGCTGGATGGCGGCGGCGATCCCAGCAACCCCACGGCGCCTGTTCCGGGCGGCGGTTTTGGCTCGCTCGCTACCAACTTTGGCGAGAAGTGGCAGGCCCCAACGGGCGTGACCGAGATCAACGATCCCGGATACCAGTTCCGGATCAACCAAGGGCTGCAGGCCCTGCAGAACTCGGCCGCGGCGCGGGGCAAGCTGCTCTCCGGCGATACCGCCAAGGGGCTCAGCGACTATGCGCAGAATTCGGCCTCGAGCGAGTTCGGTAACGTCTACAACCGGGCGCTCAACGATTACACCACGCGGTACAATGCCTTCAACCAGGACCAGAACACGCTGTTCAACCGCTTTGCCACGCTCTCAGGCCTGGGGCAGACCTCAGCCGGGCAGCTGAGCAATGCAGGGCTGAGCACCGCGGGGAACAATTCCAACATCCTCCTGACGTCTGGAGCGCAGATCGGGCAGGACCTGCAAAACGCCGGCGCGGCGCGAGGGTCAGGTTATGTCGGCAGCGCGAATGCAATCAATGGCGGGATCTCCGGGCTGTCGAACCTGGCAGCGATTCTGGCGATGTTGAACAAAGGCGGCAGCACGGCGGGCGCCGGCGGACAGGGAGTTTAAACGATGGCCAGTATTCCTCTTCCTGCATTGCACGTCAATCCGCCCGCCGATCCCGGCGAAGGCTTTCAACGCCTGCTGGCCATGAAAGGCATGCTGCAGCAGCAACAGCTCCAGAACGTCAATCTGCAGCAGCAGCAGATGGAACTAAAACAGCGCCAAGCGCTTCAGAGCCTTTACATGAAGCACAACGGCGACCTGGATAAGGTTATTGCCGATGCGCCGCAGGCGGGAATCATGCCTGACAAGATCCAGGCGCTCCAACTTCACAAGTTAGACATACAGCAAAAGTACTCCACGATGGCAAAAGACGACGCCGAAACCGGGAGTAAGAATGTAGACACACAACTCAAAAAGAACGATCAGATACGCGGCGCGATCAATGCTGCAATGGGAGTGCCTGATGAGCAATTGGTCGCACATGTTACCCAAACCGCAGCCGATTTAACAAAACAAGGATTCCTCGATCCGCAGCACGCTCAAGCTGTACAGCAGCTCACATCACTACCGCCGCAAGAACTGCGGGAGCAATTGAAACTGCTTAACACCGGCTTGATGAGCGAAACTCAACAGCTCACTAAAGCGAAGGAAGGGGCACAGACGGCAGAGGCAAATGCGCGCGCGGGAGAGGCCACAGCAAACCAAAAGAAGGCGGAGGCCGCGCTGCCTGGCGTGGTTGCTGAAGGTCAGATCAAACAGGCGGAAGCGGACATGCTGAAACAGGGCGGCATGACTCAGCCTATGGCGGATGCGAAATATCGCTACCTTCAACAAAAGCTGGCTGCTAAAACGCCCATCTCTCCGGAAAATCAGAACTTCTTGAAGGCTTATGAGAAGCAAAAACTTCTTGTGCCGGTCGCCTCCGCCAACATCCGCATGGAGGGCATGGGCAAGATCCGCCAATTCCCGGTCTATGACAATCAGACCAAGCAGACCGTGTACATGGATTCGAATGAAATCAACGATGCCAAACTGAGAGAGCCGGGGCGGTATACCGTTCCACAATTCTCTGGCGAGGCGATTACTCAGGTACAGACCGCGAAGACGATGGCGCCTGGCGGCAAGGGCGGCGAGGAAGCGTTGGCGTTCCAGACCGCGATTCAGCATGCCGATCTGCTTAAAAAAGCCGCGCAAGCCCTCAACAACGGCGACACGCGCACACTCAACAGCCTGAAGAACACGCTGGCCACGGAATTCGGCGATGCCGATCTGACGAACTTCAATGCCATCAAGCACGTTTACGAAAACGAAGTTCAGAAGATGATTGCCGGCAGCCACATTACCGATGCCGAGTTGAAGAAGAACGACGCCAGCTTGCCCGATAACGCAAATTTCGAAACCACCATGAAGGTCTTGAACAGTTATCAGGCACTGGCGCAGAGCAAGCTCTCGCTTCGCCAGAAGCAGGAGCAGCTGGGGAAAGAAGGCAAGTCGATGACCAGCGCCGGAAGCCAGCCGGAAGGAATGATCCGCGCGCGCGACCAGCAAGGCAAACTACACGAAGCCCCAGCGGGAACGGCACTGCCGCCAGGCTGGACACTGGAAAAGTAAATGGCCACTCAAGGTTGGACCGCAGTTGATGAAACGGCATCGGCGTGGAAGCCGGTAGCCGAGCCTGCGAAAACAGCCGCGCCATCCGGTGAAAAACTGCCTGACCTGAAGTGGATAACGGACCACTACGGGCATGTAGACGATACCAGCCCGCAGCAGGCGGTGGAGAGATACAAAAACCGCAACTTCCTGGATAAGACAATCGACTTTATTCAGAAACCGGCGGATGCGTTTACGAGCCATTCTGAAGCGTCAATTGCTGCGGCGAAGTCCGGGCAATACGCCAAATCAGGCAATGAAGCATTCAAGGCGGCAGCGCCGATCGCGCTGGCGGCGCTGCCTGGTCAACTGGCAACCCGCCCGCTGGCAACCGTACTGGGCGTTAGCACTGGAGTTGCCGGAGGCGCTGCTGTGGGAGGGCTGGCAAAGGCGGCAGGAGCAACGCCGGACCAGGCGGAACTGGCGTCCAACGTCGGAGGAGTACTGACGGGCCTGGCTGGGGCCAATTCTCCGAAAGCCCTGCCCTTCGTAGCCAGGACTGCGGGCAAAGCGGCGGGAGCGATCACTAGTTCGGTTGATCCTGATTTACTTGGCTTTCTTTCTCCGCGAGCGGCCTCGGCGCTCCGCTGGATGGCTAAAGTTGGCAAGGTAGCCGGCAAACTCACTCCAGCGGAAGAAACGCAGGCCGCAGCGGAGAGCGCAGCGAACGCCGTATCTGGTGAGCCGGAGCCAACTCCGGCGCCGTACCGTCTCTCCGGTGACCAGATCGTTGACGCCAAGACGGCCACGCCGAAGCGATTGATTGGCCCAGAGAGGCAGCTTGCCGCGGCGCCGGATGAAACACCCGCGGCTGTGCCGGCACAGCCGCCGAAGACGGCGCAGGTCCTCAAAGACGCCGGGGTAACGCAGGCGATGAAGAATGCGGGCGTGGCGGCGCCTTCGGCGTCGATCCGGGCGGTAAGGCCTGGCACTACGCCGCAGATGACGCCGCGCGCGGACATTCAGTTTCCTCCGGGGCTTTCAGGGGAAGACGCCGCATCGATGCAGCTCACGCGGCAGAACATCAACGAACTGCGCTACATCGCACAAAAACGCGGCTTGCCGGTGAGCCCCAAAGACACGCATGCGGACCTGATCGGGAAGATCCACGACAGCCTGAAGCCGGAAGAGATCCAGGGATTCCAGGCGGCGGCGCAGCAGGCAAAGTCCGTGCCGTCGCAGTTTCCGGAAAACAACCTGATCGCCGACGGGCTGAACAAAGAAGCAGCGCAGTTGCAGGCGGCCAAGGGCGATCCCTACCGCATTGCCACGCTGCGCAATGCCGCGGCGACGATCCGGCAGTATCCCCAGGGGATGAGCACGGTGGACTTTGCAGCCACCAAGATCCGGGGAATCGATAAAGGCATTCGGCAGCGGATCGGCGACATGCTGCAGGAGCAGAATGCCGTGCCGGGGGACGACCAGGTACAGACCACTATGGGCGAGCCAATGTCGATGCTGGACGCGATGCGCCGGTCGCTGATTCAGCGCGGCGTGAAACCTCCCTACTAAACCAAACCCAACCCAACTTCTTGCCGCTGATTTCCACTGATGACGCTGATCAGAAAAGAGAACATGAAAAAACTATTTCAATTGATTGCACTCGCATTCCTGACGTATGGAATGGGTCTTCCTCTCCGGGCGCAGGTCACAGTCGCGCCGTTTCTGACCTCTAACCCGCAATTTCTGAACACCAACGGCAGTCCGAACAGCGCCGGGTGCGTGTTTACCTATGCGGCCGGCACGACCACGCCTCTGGTGACCTACAGCGATTCCGCGGGGACCACGCCGAACGCTAACCCGGTCATCTTGAATTCGGGCGGGTTCCCTTCGGCGGGCGGGATCTGGCTAACCTCCGCGGCCTATAAGTTTGTGGTCAAGAGCGCGGGCGGGGTGAATTGTGCTTCTGGATCTACGATCACCACGACAGATGGAATCACCTGGTCCACGCCGGCCACGGTCTTTGCCAGCATCCTGAGCAGTGGTGACGTGACATTGCAGCAACCCACGGCCGCGACGTCCGGGGCGAACCAGAGCAGCAATAATCTCAGGGTCCAGGGAAGCTACTGGAACGGCTCGGCCGCGGCGGTGGACCAGTGGACGCTCCAGGACGTGCTGGGAACCGGCAGCAATCCGACGAGCACGCTCACGCTGAGCCATTCCGGGAGTTCGGGGGCTTCCACATTCAGTGTGGTCCCCAACACTGTATTCAGCGGCACTATTTCGGCGAATGGGCTGGCCTCATTCCCTGGCGGTGAGTGTTACACATTCGAGAATGGCAAAGCTGTCGTTGTGGTTTCGGCCGCTTGCGGCTATACGACGTGGGCGCTTGCCCTGGCCGCCTGTCCATCGACGGGCTGCATCCTGGATGGGACGGCGCCGGATGTGCCGCTGGCAATGGGCGCTTTCGATACTGGATCGAATACCAAGCCTGTGACGGTGCGGTTGGGCCCATACAACTTCACTGCGACACAGATCACCGTCCGGCAGGGGCTTGACCTTGGCGGGGCGAACGTCTTAAGCACCAATGTCACATCGGTTGGGACCAACGCTCAGCCGCTCTTTGTCAATCCGCAGGTTAACAACAACGCGATCACGGTCAAGATCCACGACTTCAGCGCGAATGCCTTGGCGGGGAATACGTCGCAAGACGGGTTTTTCTTGGATTGCTCGAACCTTACCAATGCCGGAGTAGAGTTGTCGCGCTTCGATAACATCATTCTGAATGGTTTTAAGGGTGTGGCAGTTCACTTCAAAGCAACTCAGGACGGGGTTTCCGGGTCGATTGGATGCACCCAGGGGAACACGTTTACCAACATCACGGCTATACGTCCAACGGGGGCGACGGGAGCAACCCAGAATGCGCTACGCGTAGAAGGCGGCGCCGGGCAATTCGATTTCTATAACTGCTGGTTCGACGGTCAATCGAGCGATACCGGCCAGAATGTCTTTGTCGGCACAACTGGAACGCAGGCCCCTTATTCGATCCACTTCCACAGCACGACGAACCAGAATGGCTTTGCCTATCTGTTCGATGGCGGGACAAGCATTACGACAGAAGACGACCATTTCGAGGTCATCAAGGGAGCCTATAACCTCGCCAACACGTCACAGTTGCTTGTAGGGTTGAACTTTAAAAGGCCGCATATCAATTCAAACGTGGGAGTGAATGCCGGCAATGGGTATATCGTCAACGTGCCGAACACGGTGACGAATGCTGATGTGATGCTGGATACTCCGCTGGTTTATGCGACTCCGGATAATCTGGTGAAGAACACTGCCGGCAACGCCGCTTCCGTGAAGGTCATCAATGCAAGAACGTTCAACAGCGCCACGCCGGCAAATGTTTATGTAAGCAGTGGAGTTACGGGAACATTAGCTCCGGCGGCGACGGTTGACCTCAAATGCTGGGACACGGTCCAGGCCAGCGCGTCCGGTACGTCAATGACGACGTTCAGGAGCTGCAAGATGCCTGGAGAGTCAATAACTATCTACGCTTCAGGCGGAACGATTCAGTTTGCCACGG